GCCTTTTTTTTCGTCAGGTTCGACGTGCTGGTTTGCCAAGATCTTTCGCAAGAGTTCTCTTGCTTCTCCGTGCGATAGGAGGTCTCGAAAGTCGCACTCGCCAAACTTGTGATCGCCCATGTTTCGCCAGCCGCGAACGTACTTACCGAGTAGATCGCAGGTAGCCTCAAAAATTCCTCTGGCGGTGTCATGCTTGAGCGATTCCTCCATTTCGACTTCCAGTTGCGTCTGACCTCGCATGCTGAGCGAAGCAACTAAGAACGTCGGTTGCTCTGCTTTTGGTTTGGTTGAGTCGCTATCGAGAACGATCCCGAATTGCACTCCTGGCTCTAATGACTTCGGCATAGATCCTCCTCTTTGCCGCTAGTGTGATGTTATGGCGTGAATACGATCGAGAATTCTTGATCTGCGGTTGATCCGTTTTGACAACAGAGGAACGTAAGCTCGTCGGTAATCAAAGCGTTCCGGTCCCCGTCTTGAATGTTTTCGATGGTTGCCTTCGGTGCCGAGACAACGATCTTCGACGAAGACGGCCCAGCGATCTCAAAAGTCAGAACGTACTCCGTCGAGTCGCGGAAGAGCAGATAGCGATCTTGAGTTGCGACCAGCTTTGACTCTGGATTGCATGTCACCGTTGGTCGTCTGTTGGTGATACACCCAGCGATGTAGCCGGTGATATTCGATGCTGCCGTTCCTTCTCGCAAGTAGACTTCGTTCGCGATGTCCAGCGTTACACTTTGGCATGCAAGATCGACCGAATTGAACGTTGTTACGCCAGCGGCGTATCGCAGTGGTGCGACCGTCGGATAAGTCGGCGAGAGCAAAGCAACGTCCGTTGGCGTGACAAAGATGCCAACAAAATCCCATTCGATCATCGCTTGCTTGCCTGCTTCGCAAACGAGCCGAAACGTGCCGACGCAACCACGCATCAGCTTTCGGCGACCGTCTTCGTAAACAGCCATCGTCAGCGTTTTGACGTTGCTGCCTGGTGCCTCGCTGCGCGGTGTGTAGGTATTGGTCGCCTTGACCATGCCGCACGCCGGGAAGAAGGTATCGGCCCAAGCCGGTTCGGTTGCAGTGCCATCCCAGCCTAGATCGGTCTTGAATGTGATGCGTCCCTTGTGCGCTCCGGTAGTCGATGGCAGATGACCGAACGAACCCTGACCCTCGCGAGCTGTCTTCTCGATCTCGTGCTGCACCGTAACCTCGTAAACGTTGAACGCTGCGTCAGCCGCCGCCAGCGTCTCGGCTGTCCCAGGCGTTGCTTCGATCTTCGCAGCTAGTATTCGTTTGCGCTTCAGTAGTGTCATCTACGATCCCCTTGATGCCTTGAGTTTGATGATTCCCTTTTTCTCCAGCAGGATCGCGCGGACTCTGCGTTTGATTTCGATCGGCAGGCGTTCTTCGGCGATTCTTTTTGCGGTCGGCAACGCCTGAATCATGTCGTAGTAATAACCAGGAGCCGGACCTTTGACCCGACGTATTGGATATGGCTGGTTGCCCTCGCGCTGGTAGACGTGATTGTTGCGTTTGGAGACCATGAACAGGTCTCTTGCCTTCCTGAGGAAGAACTTGGTCACTTTGTACTTAACGCCTGCGTTTCTCTTCTGACCTTTGATTGTGCGAGTAAAAGGACGAGCGTCAAAATACTTGAGCGGAAACGGATAGCCTTCGCTAAAGCCGATGCGAGCTTCAAGCTTTTCAGTGCTCGCCATCGACTTTGCTTTGATCACCTTCTTAAGGGTTTCGGCTTTCTTGAGATCAGGTGGCGGGAAGTTGTTTTTAAGCGTAACGACCTTGCCGAGTCGCTTAGCAATCTGAACTCGAATCGTCTTGGATGTCTTGTTGATTGCAGCTCGAAGGTGGCGCGGTAAAGCTTTCTCGAAATCATTAGCGGCAACGTAAAGATCTCGCATGGATTCTTTGTCGATAGTCACTTTAAGCATTGCTCAGATCCTCGACACAAAAGGCGAGTATTCCGAAACACGATACAGCACATGGATCGGTACGTTGACTCCATCCGGACCACCGTCGAATGAAACGTACTCAATTCGCCCTAGTTCGGTATTGATCGCCAGCCCGCCCCAGTTGTGCCAATTGCTGTTTGGCGTAGTGATGCACTTGAGAATGTCCGCTGCCGCTTGGTTGACCGCATCCTCGCCGCTGTTCTCGTCCGGCATTAGATGACATCGGATGTTCCAGGTTTGCTTCCTTGCAACCCCAGGCGGGTTGCCTGGTATGTCCATCTCGGCCACTCGCTCGTCGTCGCCTTGAACGATCACGATCTGCCGGTCCCTCGGCGTGAACTCCCCGACGCGAGTCGGTACGACAACTTCGACGATGCCGATCTCGTAGTCGTCATCGTTGACCATCGCCTCGAGTCGGCTGACGATTGCATCGTTGATTTGATCGACGATTGCTAGCGGCATTCGAGTATTAACATCCCTTCGTCGTGCTGCATGAGGCGAACGATACTACGCCGCTCGACCGCTTTACCAACGCGAACAGCAAAGGCGAGCATATCGCCTCCGATATTCAGTTCGTCGCTGCTGATGCCGTCCGTGTCATCATTGGCAACGTGAATCTCGAAGACAGGCGTGATTGTGTCGCCGTCCTCTGGGTTGATCGCGAACGCTTCGCGAATGACGACCGCATTGATGGTTCGCGAAAGCCCGTTGCGTTTGTAATACACAACGGACTCCGCGAAATCATCGGAGTTGCAAAACACATTAACCGCATCGCTGCGGATTGCGTCATGCAGTGTCATTCACTTAGCCTCGCTTGGCGACGATCTCGATGTAGTCAATGACTACTGAATCGACGTTGGTGTTCGCTGCCTTCTGGATCTGGATGATCGGCTGAAGGCCAGAACTGTACGCCGACATGTCGAAGGTCTGCGTCGAGCAAACACGCTGACCGTCGATGTAGAACTTAACGTTGCTTTTCCCGCCGGTGAAGTCGATCACGAAATCCTTTGAGGTCGTGCCGAGCGTTACGCCGGTGGAGACGTCATCAACGTCGCGGGTGCCATCATCGGTCTCGGCATAGACAAGCGTCGTGCTGTTTGCGCCTTCCATGCGAAACCATGCGTTCGCTGCGACATCGTTTGCCGTATCGTTTCGAGCAGATCCGACGCCGAAGCAAAGGATCGATCCGCTTGTGAACGTCGCTGCACCGATCTTGACTCGCATCGAGACACGCTGAATGTCATCGATGTCGAAGTCGAGCGCGTCGTTGAAGTGCAAGCAAACGTTTTCGACTTCATTGGTCGAAGCCAGCGTCAGCGTTGCGTCGCTCGTTCCCTTGGTGTAAACCGGCGAGCCTGATGCCGACGTGTCGTCAACCAGCCAAGCCGTTGCCGGATCGGCAGACGTTGGAAACGTCGCAACCGCTCCGTTAAAATCATCGTAGAATCTTTCAAAGTCTTGCATGCCAGCCATCTTTTTAATCTCCGAATTGTTGGTTTGTCTTCAGGAAAGCCCTGGCCACAATCGCGACCAGGGCGGTTAATCATTAGGTCGATTAGGTGCAGCGACTCAGACCACGCCAATCGATTGCAGCCGCGCCGAACGTCTGCCGTACCTTGTAGCGGTAGGTGTCAGTCTCAAAGTGCAGATCGCTTTCTAGTACCGGAGCCTCTTCGCCGTTGAGGAAGGTGAGTTCCACGGTATCGATCTGAGCAGGATCGGCAGCGAGGTAGTAAGCCCCGTTGTCGTGTCCGTCGATCAAAGGTTCAACAACTACGGTCAAAGGTCGTTGACCATTGACTCCGTAGATATTGATGACGCCCTCGTTGCCTCCGGTCTGTGCGTAGGACTGGCTGTTGACCAGTTCCAGCGCAGTCGCCGAAAGAGCCGCAGGCACCAGCAGATAGCGTGGCGTGATGTTGAGGATTGCGTCTGAAGACTGACCCTTCTGAAGCATCATGAACGAGAACATTTCGTTCAAGAGCGTGACGTTGAGTGCTGCCGTGGTGCTGTTGGTATTTCGTCCGCTTGCGTGCGAAGCCGAGAACAGCGACTGCCCGTCGCTCATCGTTGGGTTCGCAAACAGAACGTCATAAACGGTCTTGTTTTGCACCCGACGAGCGGCGTTGCCGTGCATTGCAGGAATACGGCTGATCGCATCGAGATCGTCGTTGATGACGGTCTCCCAAGAGATCGTGAAGATCGCTCCGTACTTTTCGATCTTGTAGCTGGTCTTCGCATCGCTGACCGACTTCTCGGGATAGTCGTTACCCTCTGGAACCATCTCCAGGTTTGGCGACTCGCCGAGCGAAATGCGGTTGATGTTCTTGAAGTCTTCGACCGATGCCGCTTGGCGTGCCCAGAGGCTCCAAGTGTACGGTGCTTCCTCGTAGGCTTGACGAAGCGTCTTGTTTGCTGCATCAAGCAGGAGGTTTGGGAACGATCCAGTGGTGTGGTAGGCATCGCGTTGGATGCGATACTTGTTTGCCGCACCAGGCGAACCCATCGCAACGCGAGCGATCTCGGCATCGGTCATGCGATCGGTCTTGATGCCCATGCGCTGAACGCAGTGAGCCGCGAGCTTGCGGAGGTTGAGGTTCGCAAAGTCTTCGGCACCTGGAGCGGCCTCTGCCTTGGCCTTGATGCGTGCGTTCTTGAACGCTCGCTGCACAAGACCAGAGGACATTGCCGCTGCCAGCTTGTCGTCGCTCGACTCGGTAACGGAAACGTGCGAGGTGTTGTTATCGACGCTCTGCCCGACTGGTTGAGTTGCCATCTTTCGGATGATCCTTTCGCGAGCGATCTCGATTGAAACACCCTCGTCGATGAGCTGCTCGGCAAAGGCTCGCTCTAGCTTTGCCAGCTTCACGTCGGCGTAAATGGTCTTGCGTCGAAGTTGCTCAAGAGCAATTTGCCTTGCGACTTCTTCTTTGACGGCTTCCTCCATGTTCATGATCTTCTTGTCTTCTTCGCTGTAAGCGTTCTCGACTTTCTTTTCTTCGTCCGCCATCAACTCAACTTCAACTTCTGGTTCCGGCATCTTGTCTGCCAGGAACGCAATAATTTCGGCTGGATCGGTCACGCCCTCAGGCAGACCGAGCGTATGCAACTTGGCCATCAAGGCTGCGTCCATTGCTCTCTTCGCTTTCTGGTCGTATGACCGTCTGACCGTGGAATTAGGATCTGCACCCGTTGCGCAGATACTCGCATTGTGAGGCTCCCACTGAGTAACGATCTCAGCCGGTCCCTCAATAACGACGCCACGTTTCGTCGTGTATGTTTTGCCTTCTGGTATCTGCTGCCGTTCAAGAATCACGGCATCGATCGAGAAGTCGTTTAGGTGTCCTTCGGCGTATCGAGTCGCGACAACTTGCGACTCTTCGTCGCTTGCGAACTCTGCAACTCCAACCAGTTGGCCGTCTTCAATGGTGATGTTTCGGATTGACCCGAAGACGTTGCGGACCGTTTTGTCGTTATGGCTATCGACGATCGGCAGTTGACGCTTATTGTTGCGGAACTGAACGCCATCCATGAGTAACACCTGCCGAATCCATCCTCGCTGCGGATCGTAGATTTCGAGCGGCGTCTCGGTAGCAATGACGGCCTTGCCGTCTTTTGGTGCTTCGAAGAGACGAGTAATTCGTCCGACTGACGCAAGACGCTTAACCTTGCGATCGTCTAGTTGCTTTCGTCGTTTGATGAGGTTAGCTTTGTTCACTCGTAACCTCCTCGGGTATTGTGCTGTCTACTGATCCATCTTTTGCGTCCGCGATCAACGCTTCGACGTTATCTGGACTCATGCCAATCGAGGACAAAAAGACCCTAGCTTGCGTTTCGGAAAGCGTGCCTGCCGCTAGGTCGTCGAGCGTCTTGCTGATCGCCTTGCGGTTGCGATTGAATTGCAGGGTAGATAGTCCCATCATCTCGCCTGTTCCAGCTTGCCTCTGCTCTTCGCCTTGCGGTTGCGTTGGTGCCGGAGTGCCATCGGCAGAGATCGACCCAGGCGCAATCGGATCGATGATGTTTGCGATCAAGGCATCTGTCAGCGTCGGGAACGCCGCCTTGATAACAGCAACAGCGGTTTCCTTTGGCATTGCTCCCGTACCGACTTGAGTAATGACATCGACTAGACTTGTCACCTGCGCTCCATTGAGAGCGAGCGAAGCCACATCTACGCCGCTTTCTTGCGGTGCTGATTCCGCTGCTTGCGGTGCATCTGCCACCGGCGTTGCACTCTGAGCCGCGCTGATCTGTTGCTGCCGTTCCTCTGGCGTAATCAGGCCCAGCTTCTTCCGCATCCGCTCCTCT